CCTAAAACATCAAGTTAAATTTTGGCAAGAACTTTACTTAAAAGCTATAGATCCTAACACCCCAAAAACGTGATAACTTCGTTAATACTAAACCTTAGACTGGGTTAAAAAAACTTCACTAGCGGCCTCTCAGGAGGTCGTTTTTTTTTACAAAACAAAAAAAAGGGGCGTAAAGCCCCTTCTTAACATTCTTACTTAGAATGGAGGTTTTTCTCCAGGTGCCGCTGGTTTCATCTCTGAAGCTTCCACTTTTAGGATCTTAGTCTTCAAAGAAGTAACAGATTTGCCTTCGTCATTAGTCCAGTCATCTTCAAACTGCCTAATACTAACTTTAAGTGTTTTACCAATAAAGTCTGTGGCTTTTTCTGGTAGCTTTTTATATCCGCAAACAAGAGCAAGTCGACTAAATATCTCACTTGCTATTCTTTTTGTATCTTCATTAGCAGACCATAAGTTATACCATTCATTATGATCTCGGTAAGTACCGCCATCAATTTGAAATGTTATTTTCTGGGTCCAATTATCGCTTTTAGATTTATATTTCTCAGTAGCAATAATCTTTGCCTCATACTCACCAGTTGGAGCAACCTCGGGACCTTTCGATTCCATTTGCTCCGCATTTTCAAAAAAATCTACGCCATCAAAATCTGACATTATTTACTCTCCTTATTTTCAACATTCATAGAAAACCCTAATTTTGCAATTAGAGCAGTTAGATTTGGTTCCTCAAAGGCTTCTAGCTTACCGCTACGGTCTTTAGCTGTGTAGCCTTGACCAATCCTTGATTGTAACCACCTTGCAGCTACGGGATTACCGTCATCATCTTGATCTTCGATAACTCGTAGTGCCAAAACCTCGTCAAAGAAATACGTAATTGCATCTCCTAAAGGTTTACTTGCCATTTTAGGACCAAAGAAAAATACGCCATCATTATTCTCTTTGCCTTCTTTGCAAATAAATAAAACATGCATATCAAGATCCCTAAATGATCTCATTAGACTTGTAACAGCTTCACTTACGTTTTGATAAGCCATTCTTCCGTCCTTGTTTCTGCCCTTCTCATGTACCAATAAGATCTCAGAGATCTCTGATACAGAGTCTAAACATACGCTATCGTAGACTAATTCGCCAGATTTAAGAGCAGCATACACTTCTCTTAGATCATCATAATTAGCGACTTCAATAGCAGATACGTTGGGCGCATCTTTAATGGAAAGCAAACCAGCTTCCGCACTAATGACTAAAACGTTACCTGGCATACTTTGTGTTGCAAAAGTTTTACCAGCCCCAGCTTGACCATATATAAGAATTTTAGCTCCTTGTTGGTCCACCAATTTATCTGGTGTTTTTATTTTATCTTTCAAGCTCATGTCTCTACCTCCTATAGTTTGTAAAAATGAACTTGATTATTATAACCTAAGAAACTACAATATGTAAATCATATTATTTAGGAGAAGTATATGAGTAAACAAAACGATATAACTTGGCTGGCGAATTACTATTTTAGGTCCAAGGCTATTGCAACAAAAAAATTAAAGGAGTTAAGCACTATGGGCGTTCAACCAAAGCACAAAGAAAGAAAAGTAGATCAATACACACTATCTGGTTATATAAAGTTTTTAGGTCATAAGAAAGCAGCAGAAGACTTTAAATGCTCTGAAGCATCATGTAAGTCCTGGAGGTATGGATACAGGCAACCGTCTATAGCGCAAGCTAAACAAATCATACAAGCAACAGAGGGAAGACTAGACTTTGAATCTATTTACGGTTCTATATCTGAAATTTTAGAAACAAAGGACTAGTATGTTCCAACTCAATATTAATGAGGATGATTCTTCCTTAGATATTGCCTTGGCTTATTTTGATGATGGTTATAATGTTGTCCCTTTACAGAGATCTAACAAGAAACCTCCGTCATTTTTAGGAAGCTGGGAACAATACAAGGAGACTAGGCCTCCCAGAGAACTCGTAGAGTCTTGGTTTAAAGATAGAGACAATCTACAGGTCGCATTAGTTTGTGGCAAGTTTGTTGTTGTTGATGCAGATTCACCAGAAGCTATGGATTGGGTAGAAAGAAATTTACCTGCTTGTCCATTTAAAGTTATTACTGGTAAGGGTATGCATTACTATTATAACAACCCAGAGAACTATACGACTTTTGCAACCAGAAGGACCAATGAAACACCTATTGAACGACTAATAGATATTAGGGGTGTTGGTGGTCTTATTATTGCGCCTTATAACCGTCATGCTAATGGTCAGGTTTACAAGCCTGTTATATTCCCTGATTGGAAAATACATGACCATACAGATCTACCAGACTTTACTGAGAAAGAGTTTCTCCAAATTACAGGCGTACCCAAGGTAGAGAGCAGCAAGCAAACTGCGCCTTTCTCCTTGGATGGTGTGCTTGAAGGATCTAGAAATGATGGAGCTGCTAGGATAGCTGGGTATCTTATATCTAAAAATGTAAACCTTGATTTTATTAGAGTTTTTTTACAAAACTGGAATAAGAATAACAACCCACCATTACCTCAACAAGAAATTGATTCGGTAGTAGATAATGTAAAGAGAACTCATGATCGTAAAAATCAGATAGCTCCACTCTTTATACAATCAACTGAAAGCATCACACCACCCAAAGATTTATTCTCACCACCTGGACTACTAAAGAGTATGTTTGAATTTTGTGAGGATATTGCTCAAGTACCACAACCAGAACTATCCCTTGTGGGAGCATTAGCATTAGCTAGCGTTACCTGTGGAAGATTGTACAGAACTAACATGAATAACTTTTCTAGTATGTACTTTATGGGCGTAGCTAAATCAGGCCAAGGTAAAGAAAACATCAAGACATTCATAGAATCTATATTGAATGCCTCGGATCATAGCAAGTTAATTGTTGGTGATGGTTATACATCAAGTGGTGCTGTTCACTCAGTATTAAAGATAAGACCAACACAAATTACCGTTATGGATGAGTTTGGTAAAAGGCTGGAAGCTATAAGCAACGCTGGGAATACCAACAAAGAAGACGGCATCCAAACCTTAATGGAAGCTTGGGGTCGCTGTCATGGGACTCTGCGACCAGATAACTACTCATTAATGGCTGTTCAAGAACAATACAAAGAGCAGATGATGAATAGGGTAACTCATAAGCCAGCCATTACATTAGTAGGATTATCTGTACCTAAGAACTTCTACTCAGCTTTAAATGGTGGAAGGATTGCAGATGGATTCTTGAATAGGTTTGTTGTTGTTGAGTCTATTGAACCTAGAAGAGTTGGAGATCTAAAAAGATTTAAAGAGCCACCTACAAGTATAGTGAACTGGGTTAACTATGTTCGCAGACTTAAAGGCAATTTAACTGATGCTTCTAGAGATAATGCAGAGATGGATCTAAACCAAACCGTATTAGAGTTTGATAAACCGTCAGAAGAATTGCTGCAAGACTTTGCTAGAGAGATTATTAAAAGACAAGACATACTAGAAAAAGATAACTTAGAACCTTTGCTTAGTAGATCTAAAGAGAAAGCTATGAGATTAGCGTTACTTTGTACCTTAGCTTCTAGCGCAGACGCTACCAAGATTACAGCCGATATCACTAAGTGGGCGATAGATTACATTAGATATTATGACCTTATGTTTATTGAGTCCTGTAGAGATAAGGTAGCCAGCTCTGCAACAGAGTCTCGCATCAAACAAGTACTGTCTTTTATTAGATCTAGAAATGGAGAAGGCATATCTAAACGAGAAGTAGATAGGCATGAACTATTTAGAAGTATGAAGTCATACGAAGTGAAAGAGATTATAGAACGGTTAAAGAATGCTGGAGAGATTCAGGAAATTGAAATAAAAGTTGGGGGCAAGGGTAGACCAACCAAAAGGTTTGTTGCTGTAGATCCTAACTTCTTTGAGGAGTGATATGAAAACACCATCATTAGAAAGTAGAGAAGATCAGAAACGAGAAGAGCGAGTAGCAGGATTCCTGGAGGGCCTTTGGGGAGTCAGCTGTCATAAGTTACCCACAAGTTATTCACTAGATTATTGGATAGAATCGCAAGAAAAAAACTATTGGTGCGAAGTTAAATGTCGCACCTTTGCGTATGACAAGTATGACACCTTGATATTATCTACGAATAAACTTAGGAAAGGATCTTCGTTTGCATTAGCAACAGGCGTACCGTTCATTATTGTTTATGCTATGACTGATGGTATTTACATGCATGAATGGAAGAAAGACTTTGTTTATGATGTCAGGATGAATGTAAGTGATAATCCTACTTATGATGAGGACAATGAGCCTTACATACATATACCGTTAGAAGATTGGGTTTGTTTATCCGATAAGCCTTTAGGTATGGATAGAAACGAGATAGGTTTTTGATGAGTAGGAATGCAAAGACAACACAATTAACTGAAGAACAGAAAGTTTGGATGGAAAGGCAAAAGTTATATACGACTCATCCTATCTATAAAAATACTTTGGTCAGAAAAATATGTAATGACTTTGACGGAAAGGTTATAGAAGTAAACGGTAAAAGTATTACCCAAGTCTAGAAGGTCTACCGAACAACTGTTCATCTAGATCTAATCTATCTTGAGACAAAGGATCTAAGTTAGGCATTTGTATTGATTGTACTTCTGGAATAGGTATGTTTGCCTGAGTTGTACGTAAAGATTGTTGAGCTTGATTTGCTGCATTTTGTGATTGATCCGCAGTTGATCTAAATATTTTTTTAGCTTGGTCAATTAATCCCTCTTGATCTGCTTCCTCAACTGCTGCCCCAACAGCTCCTTCTGCAATCTCTCCTGCCTCAGACCCTATAACTTGAGCTTCGCCATTTATGTATCTTACGCCAGCTAAACCAGCTGCTCTTCTGGCCATTTGAATAGCTTGACTAATTGAGCCTTTGTCTGTTTTCAACATTAATCCAACAAATCTTGGGTCTGAAAATAGTTGCCTCATAACCGCTAACCCAGCTAATGTAGGTAAAGTAGCTAATGGTGCAAATACTATTCCAGCTGCAATACCCGCTGCTACCAATCCACCAGCAGAACCACCTCTACCAAGTTCGCCAACCGTTGATAGATCTATGTACCTTTGAAAGTCTTTTAATCCCTGAGTAACTTCTTTTCCAAACATAGCTTCTAACGTCTCATCACCATAAGTATCAAGCGCAGATTTTAAATGCCCTGGTTTAAATATTTCTGTAATGTTGCCTTTGCCGTTGTAATTAAAATCAATTGATTTAGACAAGAGCTTTTGCATACTAGCCTGTTGAATCTCTGCAAAAACTTCAGGTGTTTCTTTTAAAGTTTCTCTTAATACTTGTATATTAGATCCTGATCTAGGTCTAAAAATTGCCTGAACAGTTTCTTCAACACCTTTTTTTGGAAGATCTACAATAGCTCTATTAGCTTCAAGTATTAACTTTTTTTCTGATGCAGTAGCTAACTCACTTAATTGTTGCACAAAAGCAACGCCTGAATCACTAGCGGATAATCCTTTGTTAGCCATAGTAAAATTATTTACAAGATTTTTCATTTCAACAGGTTTTAAACTTGGTTTTATTTTAGCCAGTTGATTGATTGTATCTAGTACTAATTTACCTGTGCTTCTTCCACCACCAGAATCTTTAAATAATTCTAATAATTTACCTTCATTCTCTCCTTCAAACTTTTTAATGGTTCTTGCAAATGCAGTAAAGTCAATTACATCTTCTGGCCCAGAAGTATCTGTAGCTGCTTTCGCAGCATTATAAAATAATCTTTTTCTTAGCTGTGCTTTTAGTTCTTGTTCTTTATTTGAAGGCTTACCAACCGTGCCTTTGTATTCATCAAATGTTCTAAGGTTTATAAATAAATCTTCTAAATCTTTTGCTTTGCCTTTTTCTACTAATTTTAAATATACTTCATCTGCGTTAGTAGCGCCTTTACCGCCTTGCTCAATTACATTAGTGATTGCCAATCTATCAAAAGGCGTCATTAATTCTGCCGACAAAGCATTTGCGCCTCTTAAACCTTGTATTGCTTCGTTTATAATTTTTTGTTGTGCTGGCTGTAAAGCAAAATCGTCTCCTAAATTAAGACCTTTTAAAGTTTCAGCAAGATTTCTTTTAAACTCTACTTCACCTGTTTCTTCTAATGCTGTAAAAATACTATCAGCTCCTTTTGAGCCTTTAGTTACTGTGCCAGCTGCATCAATATTAAGAGTTCTTCTGTCATCAAATTTATTTAGTACTGAAATTAGAGTTCTTCTAAGTTGAGTTGGAACCATACTCATTTCAGCATAATCTTTTAAAGTGTCGTAAGAGTTTCTTACATTTCTTAAATCCAACCTTCCTTTTAATGCTTGTTGTTCCATATTACTTAAGATGTTATCTATCTTGGTAATTAAATTAGAACTTAGTTCTGGATCTTTAGCGCCACCTAATTCCCAAGCACTATTTGAAGATTTATATTGCTCAAGAATGTTTCTAGCATCTTTGAGATATCTTGCTTGAGTTCTTCCGATTGTATCTCTTAATGCACCAGCAACTAACTTTTCTTCTTTAGATGCGTTGGCTGGAATTTCCATTAAGTTTAAAAACTGTTTGTCTACCCCATCATATTTTTTACCGATAGTCCTAACTACAGAGTTTCTTGCTTGCTGTAAAGTTTGAATTATGTCGTTTCCAACATCATCTAACCCTTGAAGCTGTGTCATGTCTCCAACATTCAAAGCATCTTCTTGTACGTCTTTTAATAGTTGATTTAAAATTTTAGTAACATTCTGCTCTTCTAAATTAAGACTATTTCTAGCAGCCTGAATTTGTTCATCTAAACTTCCCTTGGTTGCCTCACTAATGTATTTACTTGATGCAAGATCCTGCACATCTATGGCTTTAAGTAAGTAATTTAAATTTCCAAACAAATAAGAGTTTGCTTCTTTGGCTCTTGCTGGGCCTAAAACTTGTTCTGATATTTGTTGTGTTGTACCAGGCAATTGTTTTTTAAGAGTTTTTTGTGAAGGAATAAATTTATAATCAAGCATTCCAACCTTGCCGTCTTTGATAGCTTTCTTTATTTCTTTTTCCGTTGCTTCTCTTCCAAGATTTCTATCTAACTTCATAACGTCAGTTACAACTCTTCCTTTATTTCCTTGACGTAAAAGCCTTACGTCACCTTGAGGAGCTTTTCTACCAAGAATTAATCCATAAGCACCACCTACGGCTTCTCCTAAACCTTGACCAATAGAACCTAAAATAAATTCGGATTTATATAAATTATTTAAGTCATCTCTGTCTTGTAATTGGAATCCTTGTTGAGTATCAAATATTTCTTCTTCAGCAGCCTTACCAACAGCAGAACCAGTACCAGATGCAAATATATTAGCTAACACTTTATTGCCGCCAAATAAAGATCTTAAACCTTTAATTATTTTTAATTGCGGAGATAAGAATGTTAAAGCACCCACAATAGGGCCAGCAATTCCTGCAAAATCAGCAAAGTCTCCTGTACGCAAGTTAAAACTATTTTCATCAATAATGGTATTTAAATTAATTATAGAACCGTCTGCTAATTTTTTTTGTTGTACGGGCAGTCCTAAATCTTCTAATCCTTCAGGAGTTAATGCTAACTGTCCTTTGGTGTTTCTTACAAACCCATTATTCCCAACCTTGTTTTCCATTACAGAGTCTTGGTCTTCAGCAGTTTTAATGCCTTTAATAGAATTAAATAAATCATCTAAGACTTTGTTTTCTTCTTTTTGAATTTCAGCTCTGCCTAATTTTGCTCTTAGGCCTTTGTAATTAACACCTGTTTCGTAATCAAAATATAGTTTGTCGTAAAATGGAGATACGGCACCCTTAGCAATTTCAGCTTTTACTTTTTGTCTGGCTTCGTTTGCATTTTCTGCTTCAACTATTTGGGAAACACCTTCCGAAATATTAACTTTAAACTTTTGCATTTTTAGCCGCCTAAGCCAATTTCTTGTATCCCAGCGTTTGGATCTCTACCTGCAAATCTAGCTTTAGCTATCGCTGACTGATTGCCGTAAGGATCTATACCCAATATTCTTTGTAAACTTGGTAATAGTTGTTGATAAAATCTAGCTCCTTCAGGCCCTTGACGAGATATTAATTCTGCGTTGCTCGTTAGCCTGCTGTACCTTTCTGCATTTGAAGCTGCTAATCCTCGTCTAGACTCTCTTAACAATCCTAACGTAGTATTTGGATCTTTAAATACATCTAAATCTCCGAAGACTCGCTCTATTATTTCTCTGTCTTTATCTGATATTGTTCTACCAGACTCACCCAAAATAGCTTGTAGATTTTTTTGTTTTACAACTCTTGTTAATTCTTCAACTTTAGAGTCAGCACTTAAATCATCAAAGTCTCTTCCCATACCAGCAAAAGCAAATCCTTTATCTACTAACTTAGCAAACAAACCTTGGACGCCTCCAACAGCTTCGCCTTCAGCTTGTGCTTCTTCAATAATTTCTATTGCATAATCAACAAATCCTACACCAGCTAGACCACCCTCAAAATCAGTTATATCTCTTTTAACCTTTTCATTATACTCAGCGGTATCTTTTATTTTCATAATGTCTGGTGTATATGTAGCCTTAGCTTTTGCTATAGCAAGCTCCATTTCTTTGCTGTATTTTCTTTCTTCTTGGTCTGCCATTAATTCTCTAGCAGCTCTTTCTTCAGCAGCTTTTGCTGCACCAGAAGCAAGCCCTTCACCAAACTGACCTGTTCTAACAAGCTCGCCACCAACATTTCTAATAAAGTTTAAGAAATTATCAGAGCCAAAGAATCCTGGTTTATTAGATATAGTAGTAACAGGATCATCTCGTTCTTCTTGCTCTTTTTTGTTAATTGCATCAGCTTCTTTTTGAGTAATGCTGGTATCTACATTAGTTAAAGTTGGTTTTAAATCTGGAAGAAATTTTTCTTGCATTTCTTCTTTACTTTCTATTTCTGTTTTTAAAACATTAATTGGTTTTAAATCTTTTAATTCGTCAGAAAAATCTGTAATGCTTAACGGTCTTGTAGGCCTGTCAACTGGAAATCCAAACTCATCCTTTCCAACCATAGCCTGTTCATAATTAGCCCTTCTGCTTTCTGCATCTTGTTTTCTTTTTAAGGATATTCTGTCTTCTGATAAACTATCAAGGTTTTGTGATACTGCCGTTGGATTAATATTATCTTCAAATGAATTAAAATCACTCCTGCTAGGAGCAGTTATTGGTGCTAATTCTCCAAATTCATCTCTATAATTTATAGGCCTAAACCCAACTTCTTCTGGAGTTATTCCTGGATTTTCTCTTAAAAAATTTTGATTTTGTATAGAATATAAATCTAAATCTAAACCAGATATTTTAGGCATAACCTCTTGAGCCAAAGATCTATCAACCTCATCAATTTCTGATTGAAAGTCTTGTATTTGTTGCCCTGGAATTGTTTGTAAACCTCCACTTAATATAGCATCAAGCTCTTCTTTTGTTCTTCCTCCTCTAGCGCCTGCCTCTTCAAATCCTCTAACACCTTCTCCAAAAAATGGAGAATCGTATTCGGCTATTGATTTAAGGCTAGCTCCTCCT